TCGATACTGAGTCGCCGGGGCATAGATGCTGGCGCTCCCAGGACTCTCTTCGATCATTCCTCGGATGTTGCCGTCTGCGTTCTTGCCAGGATACTTAGGACCTGCAGAGCCAGTGCCAGTGTTTGCGGGGCCTCCCTTTCCAGGATACTTAGGTCCGGAAGAAGGAGTCGGGGCGCTACCACTCCACATTGATTTGGAGGGAGTAGGAGGAGCTCCCGTCGTCGTCACGTTGACGTTCGCAGTGGCACCACCCCTGATGTTATTGAGCTGACCAATTATTCCGTTCAAAACTCCCGTGGCGTTGTCTGTGACGTTGACGGTTGGCTGAGGATTCAGAACGCCAATGTTCTCAAGAACTTTCTGTAGAGTTTGAGACTGCGTCAAACCATCACCGCTCAGATCAACGATCATGTCGATCTGTTCGTCAGTGAGGCCAAGATTTTTCAGGTCTCCACGGATAATTTCCTGTGCTGTTGGATCAACTTCTCCAACAAGGCGAACGATATTTTCGACGACTGCCCTTTGATCGATTTGACCAAGTGAGTTCAGGTAAGTCTGAACTTTCCCGGCAGCTTCTTCAGTATTGACACGAATGACAGTGTCAATCTGCTCAGGGCTCATTCCCGTGAGTCCGAGCCACTTGCGAAGCTCGTCAATGCTGACGTCTGCATTGAGAAGATTGACGATGGTTTCGATCTGTTCTGGAGTTCTCCCGATAGTCGTGAGGTAAGCCTTTACTTGGCCTTGAGCTTCGTCAACATTAGTGACGAAACTAGTCACAACATCTCCATTTGTGATTGCCTGTTGTAGTGCCGTGACGTATCTCTCAACGAACTCTGTGCTCAAACCCATCTCAGCGCCATATGCTCTGATCTTGTCGATTTGACCCTGAAGATGCTGGGCGATTTGAACTCCGGTTACTGACTCTTGACTGCTCGCCCAAGCAGTAGTCTCCTCAACCAAACCCTGAACGATTTGCTGCCACTGACCACGCAAGCTAAGAGCATCTTCACTGAAATTGCCAAAATCCATCGCCTCAGAGAGATTTCCATTCTCTTTGATCTTATTGACAGCTTCCAGAGTGCTATTCACCATGCCCTCTAGTTGATCTTTAGCCATCTCAGGCCCGAGGCTCTGCTGAACTGCAAATTTCAGAGCATTGTTCAGTTTTTCAATCTGACTCGTAGCGTCACCGGCAGCTTGCTTGATCTGCTCGAAGGCGTTGATTGCTCCCTGCTGACTTACAGATTTTCCAGACAAACGCCCCAGCATGTTGCTGACTTGGTTGAAAGCTCCTTGAGCAGTGTCTGGATTTAGAAGATCATCAACTGAGACACCTACCGTTTGCATCGCTCTGTCAAATTGGAAAAGCAATCCTTCGCGAGAAGTTCCGATTGACTTAGCAATTGGATCGATGTTGTCTCTGATCCAGATCTTGGCTGCAGACTCGGATGGATCAAGAAGCATCTGAGCGAGAGGAACCCTGTCGCCACTAGCAATTTCAGCAGAAAGTTCAAATCCAGGACGATCAATAAAGTCCATCGTCGCGTTGACGTAACTCTTAGCTCCTGAAGCTTGAGCTCCAGCCAGCGCAGCCAAAGACTCAATTTCTTTCTGACGACCCTCAAGACGTTCCCGTTCTTCAATGATCTCTCGCTGAAACTCACGCTCTTCGATCGTTTTCTTTCCCTTGTCGCCAAAATTGCTGAAGGGCAGCCAGTCCAAGAAAGCATATTTGACGGATTCACCCCCGCTGATACCATAGCCAGACTCCCAAAGGCCGTCACCTTTCTTGCCCATTGGACCAGGAGCCATGCCCAATTCAGCAAGTCTCTTGTCTGACTCTTTGAGCTCTGAGTTGATTTTACTGATAGAAGATCTAGTCTGGCCAAAACTATCATCTGTCAGACTTGACTTCAGCGTCTCTCCAGCTTCTCGACCAGCATCTCGTGCTTGATTGAGAGTGTTGACCAGATTCGCTGCCATCGCGACAGAGGCAGCTAGAGCGATAGTTGCCAGTCCAATGCTGCTAGTCAAAGCGGTCATCGCTACGCTTCCGGCAGCACTGAACATACCCTTAGTTCCGCCTATCAACTTGCTTCCAGCTTTGCCAGCAAGAGCACCAGCAGTCATATTTCCGGTCACATATTGACTGATTCCAGTGGCAACAGCGGCTAGACCTACCTTCACAGCAGTGAAACCTTTTTGCAAGACATCAATACTGAGAGCTGCCTTGAGAGCGTTTCCAAAAGCGACGACCATTGCTGTAATCCTCGGAAACCTTCCTCCAAGATTTGCCAGAAGACCAGCGATGCCTGCCCCTGCAGATGCCCCACTGGAAAGCGCCAGAGCGCCTCTGAAACCCATCAGGGCAATACGAGCTGCAACAAGCTGTGGAAAGAATGCAGCGATGCCGCCAGTGATCGTTAGGAAAACAGAACCGAACGCTCCGAGGCTTGACATGATACCTTGAGTGTTTTTCCCAAGATCGGCTATGAAATTCAAGAACTTCGCAAGCCACCCCATCAGGGTTGCGAGCGGAGCAAGTAGTGGAGTTCCTACTTGAATTGCGAAGTTGCCGAGGGCATTTGTAAACAACTGTGTCTGAACTGAAAGCGTTTTAGCTTGCACTGCATAGACGTCTTGAGCTGCTCCTGCTCGTTTGGTCTTGTCAGTAATTGCTCCGGCAACTCTCGCGTAGTTAGCACCCTCGTTACTCGTGATCGCGAGTGCGCCACGCAGAGCTTGAATGCTTCCGAAAAGATTACTGAACTCTTCTGCGTTGCCTCCAGTGGCTTTATTGAGCTCTAGGATCGCTCCACCAAGACCCTTGGCATCGAGCAGAGCCTTGGCGCTGCTGTAGCCCATGTCCTTGACTTTGGCAGTCATCTTCTCAGAAGGCTGCAAGAACTCTTGCATCATTCTTGAGAGATAAGTTCCAGCTTCGCCAGCACTGATGCCAGCTAGAGTCATAGCTGCGATAGCTGCGGTGCCTTCTTGAGCGGTCACACCAACTTGAGCCGCCATACCGACCCAGTCACCCATTGATCCCGCGAGCTGCTCGAAGGTCATGACGCCGACGTTGACACCTTGGAAAAGAGTGTCTGAGATGTCTGCAGCATCTTTCGCTTCAAGACCGTAAGCGTTCAGGGCAGTAACGATCGCATTGCTCGCTACTTCTGTGGTGGTGAGACCTGCTGAGGCTGATGTGGCTGCGGCTTCTAGAATCATCAGGCCATCTGCTCCTGAGTAGCCAGAAGAAGCGATGTCGTAGAGACCAGTGGCAAGATTGGTGGCGGTCTGAGGAAGCCTCTCTGACATTGCCATAATAGAGTCAGACTGAGATTTCAAGTTGTAGTCAGAAACTTTGGTCAGAGACTGAACATTCGTCATCTGAACCTGAAAGTCTGAAGCTTTCTTGACAGAAGCTCCAAGAGAAACGCCCATAGCGATTCCCTGAGCCATCGTCTTTCGACCTGCGTTTTGAACAGACTTGGCAAAATTATCCCACATCTGTCCGCCAGCCTGAAGAGCACGACCGGCACTCTGAGTGGCTGAAACTAGCTTCGCTATTGCACCTTCGGCTTGATTGAAGCCAGAGATCATTCCCGAGGGGTCTGCTTGCAGTACGATCTTGATGTAATCGTTCAAGTTGCTTCCCCTGATTGATGACGAACAAACTTAGTCGTTATGCTCATCCTCTGGTCAGGTTGGATCTCTTCCAGTGCGTCATCTATGGCGACGCATCCGTAACAACGGTGTGTCTCAACATAGTACGGCGGGGGTTCAGAAGCACGACCTTCGTCATCAATCCAGTCGTCACTGTATGTTCCACACTTAGGGCACCTTGAGCTTTTGTCGATCAACCAAGCGAGAGCTAGGTCTTGATCGTCTGGATTCCAAGCTAAGAATCTGCTGTGTGGAATGCCCTTGTCAGCACAGTATTCAATCTCTAAAGCGAGCTGTGGGTCTCGCCTTAGCCTTTTCCCATTTCCACGACAGATCGCATCGTGTTGGCCTGAAAAGCTGCTTGGAAAAGAGCCTGCTGCTCAGCGGTATTCCAGTCATCTGTCTGAAGCCACTCCATCATCTCTGCTTGAGAAATGTTTGGCTCCACGATACATTCAGAGATCAGAGCGTCAGGAAAAGTCTCGAAGTTCCACTCAATACCTGGATCTTCGCCATCGTTTTGCGCTTTGGCTTCCTCTCGCTGCTCGTCGGTGATCGGATGAGCCTTGATGAGCTCGTCGTACTTGCGACGACCGACGCTGCGGAATTTGAAGAGAATGCTGTTCTCTCTGAGCTCAGTTTCAGCCTCTTCAAGAGAACTTTTAGCTTCGCTGTATGCTGAGATGTTCTTTTCGCTACGAGGATTCGACTCGTAAGCCATCTTGGCGAGGTCACATTCTGACTTTGCCTTCTGGTACCTCTCGGCCACCTCCTGATCCGTTGAGATTCGCACTGACTTAGTGACAGGCTTCTTGATGGATCGGAGATGGTCGAGAGGTACCTTGGCATCTGACTTAGACATTGAGGCTCCTTAGATGTCTTGACAGCGGCTCTACCAGGAAAGAACTGTCAGGCGACAGTAGCGTTATCAGCAGGCTCGGCAGTAGTAGCGAACCTCACCTCGTACTGAGCCGCCTCATTGCCAGCCGAGAAACGGCGAGCGTTAGACGAAACGGTTACTGGCCACACCTCGCACTTGTCGGCAGCAGCAGGGTTCGCACCAGCAGTACCACCAGAGAAGATGACGATGTATCCGTTGGTGTCCTTGGCCAGAGCCGTTCGGATTGGATTGCTGCTCTTGTCTTCGTAGAACGTGATGCTCGAGTCCTCGGTGCTGTCCTCACCAGGAATCTGAGACACGAACTTCGTAGACATGTCAGGCGTCTGGATCGGGCTGTTGGAGAACGTGAAGCCAGACATCTCAGCGATCTGTCCGGTCAAGTTCGTACCAGCCGTAACCTCGGCGGCGGTCGGTGCGGTCTTGCTGGCGATGGTGGGAACGAAGAAAATCTTCGTAGTTCCCTTTCGCATAAAGCGTGCCATCAGTTGTCCTCCTCTTGGAGATCGTCCTCTTCAAATTCGAAAAGGTTTGGAGACGGATTTGCATCCGAGGTGATTCCTTCGTCATTTACGACTGGGGCATCACACTCAGTCCAGCCCTGTTCTGACCACACCTCTTCAAGAGATGCAAAAGTGACCTGCGCTGGTTCGGTCACGTCCGGATGCGAGATCCAGATCCATTCTTGCTCTGTCATGTTCACATCCTCACGCAGAAAGTACTCACGCTTGAGTACAGCTCGGAACCATCGGGAACAATAGCACCAGAAGACTCTGGCAACACCCATTGAGCGCCGAAGGTACTTACAGAAGAGATCATAGCAGATTCGATCTTGTCTTCCATCCACCTGACCTGTCTTGCGTCTTCACCGTAACACCTGATGACGTATTTGTAGTCTCTATTAGAAACGAGACTCGCCATGTCACCAATTGGAACGCTCTTGGAACCAGGATCTACGATGATGTATGGAGTTTGTGGATACTCTGCGGGCACCGTAGCTAGTCCGACCTGTTTGCCCGTGGCTGAAGACACTACCGAAACAACCGCTTGATCAAGATTGTAACTGCTCGTCATAGCCACCAGCTCCTCACGGCTTGCTTCATCTCTTCAAGATACTCTGGACCAATCTGCTCTGCTGCCGGTCTGAAGTGTGGGAATGGTCCTTGATTGTAAGACCTTCCGATAGCATCAACCCCAACGAATCCATACTCCAAGCGCATAGCTTGTACTGCACTAGTTCCGACCGCCACTGACCACTTACTTCGGTCTGAGATGTTGATGCTTGACCGATACTGCCCAGTGATGACGTTGGGTCCAGGACGACCGCTCGCGTTTTGCCGAACTTGCTCTAAGAGTCGCTCTCCATATTGCTGAGTAATACTTGACGATTCAGACGAAGAGTACTTGATGGCTCGCTTGATTTTCGTTTGCAGTTTGTTGTCCCCCTCAACAATAAAACTGATAGATATGCCACTCATGTTCTAGACCTGCTGTTTCGGTCCATGAGAGAAAGCTCTCGAGTTGCGTAGTAAGTTCCCTGATCCATTGCTTCTACGAGGAAAGTTTTGCCGACCAGACTCTCATCGCCTCCAGCGTGAATATCTGTAATCGTCAGCTCGTCTTCTGCCTTCAGTTCGATCTCTGCGTCTCGTGGCAGTGAAACGTATTTCTGCTGCATGAAAATGTCTTGGCCTGCTTCCTTGGTCGACTGAGCATCTGTTCTTCGAGTGTAAACCATGCACTTACCCTCGTAGATGGCCTCCTCGTCGACTCTTTTGCTGTAAGTGC